AGAATTGAATAGGGCAGTCAATTCAAGGTTCCAGTTGAAAGGAACGGAAGGTGATGGTAAAGAACATCATGCGTTAACAAGCGCAGATGTGGTCAGACAGAGGGGACATATTGAAGGGAAAATCCAGGTTGGTCAGAAATGGCGGAGACGGTGTAGGTGTTAAGCACGTTCTGGCCAGCGGATGAGGTGATGCTGATGTCGTAAGTACCGGCAGGTAGGGAAACAGGTGTAGTGTCTGCGTTGATCGAACTAACCAATGACCTGAGGACAGTGTTGGTTTGGACGTCGTTAATAAGTATAGTAGTTAGGGGGTTAAAATTGGGGTCTAGAGTGATCTTGAGGCCACCCAAATACAGGAAAGAGGATCCGTTGGTGGTCACTGTGCCCAAAACTGCGGCTGGAGAACCGGTAGGAATGGTCAAAGCGGTAGTTACAAGGGGAGACGAAAATTGACCGGGTAGGCTGTTCGCGAGAATGGCGGTCGGGTTGATCTGAGCGATTTGGAATTCACAGACCCAATCGACGTAGAGAGAACCAGCCATGATGTCTGAAGTGATTGCTTTTCCGTTGAAATCGAGAGGATCGGTAACTTGGATGACGTAGAAGTTACCTTGGCGGCTGAAACGTTCGTTTTGTCTGTCAACGCCAGTGTAGTAAAGCTGATCATCTGAACGGCGAGCAAGATCGATGGACATGGGATTGATGAAGTTGAACTGTTGGGAGCCTGCCTGGGCGGTCGCTTGGCGAACCAAAGCGTCGGCGTCTGGGATAGTGGTGGGGTCATCGAGAGGATCAGTGTCCTGGTAGACAATGAGTTGACAAGCGATGGTCTTTGGGACGGCGGGGACCCAACGGAGTCTGAATTTCCGGAATCGGTAACGTTCCCAAAGGTTGGACATTTGGGTGAGACGGGTACCAGGAAAAGCGGATGGGCTGATCGAGTTGGACAAAAGGATGCGGTTGGCAGCGCTGTTAGGTGAAGATCGGACGGTGAGAGGGCCGAGGAAATCGGAACCTGCTTCGACGAACTTTCTCACAATCATAGGGCGAT